TATCAGGAACCATTCCTCGCAAGGCTTCTACAATCTCACTAGACATCGCAACCGCAGTTGGTAGATTAGAACCTTGGAATAGATCGTTGCCATAAACAATATCTGAGCCTGTATAAAGTTCCTCAACAAACTTTTCATCCCAGTTAGCAGTTCTTGGGCGGTGATCATCACCCATAAATGCAAAGTTATCAAACTCGCCTATAAATTGGCGGGCGATGTAATTTAATGGGTAAGCCATCCCACCAGTTTCATTATGAATCATAATTACAGATTCAACTGGCAGTTTCCAGGAGTACTGACTTCTAGTTTCATCATTAAAATCTACAATATAAAATCTTGCAGCCTTTGTATTTGTTTCTACAAAAGCCTTCTCTAAAGCAACGGCATTATCAGGCCGCCCCCTAGTTGGAATAAGAACTACTAGATCACTCTCCACCATTTGCTAACTCCCCCGCTATCGCAAAATAAGCAGCGCCATCAATGTAATTATCTGCCTTATAGGTTTCCATTGATCTAGCCACTTTGATTAGTGCGCAGATCATAGCGCCTTGCTCTGGTGTTATCTGGCAATCGAGATAAGCAGATAGAAGCCTGCTGATACGATTAAAGTTAATATCAGGCGTTCCATAATCATTTTGCCTGTCGGTGTGAGTAAGCCTCTTGGCTTCATCTAAAATTTTCCCCCGATTCATTTATTTACTTAGAGCCTAGGCCGTATTCTTGCTCTGTTTTATCTGCCCATTTTGCAAGAGGAGCAGCAACTGAACCAATTAAAATTGCATATTGAGGAGCAAGATCAGCAGCCAGTGCAATTCCCATTGTTACCGCTGATGCTAGAACTGCTCTTGCATAAGATTTGAAAGCAGCAATTGTTTTAGGGTCTTTTAATTTAGCAGTTAATTTATTCATTTTTATCCTTTAAGGGCGAACTACGCCCATTATCAGGGAGTAGGAGCGTTTCCTAAGATACACACCATCTCCATTTGCTTGGCTTCCTACATTACCACTTGATGTATTACCTTCGATAACTTGCAGATACTTTAGCGCAGTATTATTCCATTTTACAATTCCCACATGATCAGGTTCAGAATCCTTATCAAATTGGAAAAATACAATATCGCCAGCCTGAGCCTGACCTATTGGAATTACTTTGTTTTTCTTAGCAAACCATTTAAGGCCAGCATCGCAAGAGGCAAATCCTTTTTTACTTTGTGCTGCAATATTAGATACTAAACCAGCCTCATTAAAACACCAGGAAACAAAGGTAGCGCACCAAGGTTGGTTATTTGCGCCATACCATTTGCCAAAGATTGTTTCATTATTGGCACCTTCTTTATAGCCAATTTGTGCCTTTGCTACCTCAACTACTTTACTCATTTTCCCCCTACTTATTTTTAACTAACAATCTGTAAATTTCATCAATCCGAACTTCTAATCTTTCAACCTGATTGGTAATACTATCAATGCGATCACGAACCGAATTTCCCCCATTAGGCTTAAGTTCAGATAAATAACTTTTAACTAGGAATCGAACCCCAGTTACTAAAAATCCTATAAGAGTTCCAACAGCAACTGCAATTGCTGCCCATTCATTAGCGGTCATTTGGTAACTACCAATACCATCATAGTTACAGTTCCTGCTGAAGTTACAGCATAGATAGGAGATTCGTGATTATTAATTGTTAATTTATCACCATTATCCATTCGGTACCCATTAGATGTAGTTACCTCAGCACCGCCAATAAAACATTGACCAGAACTTGAATGTAAATAAACTCCTTCAGCAACGCCATCACCTGGAACTAATAAAGTTGCAGTTGTTCCAACAGTTACCTGGCTTGAACTAATTGGCATATCTCTCCTTAAATAAGCCCCGAATCCTCAATGGCATCAACGGCTTCATCGATGCTTTTTGTTATATCTGGAAAATCGTATAACAGCATAACTTACAGTAAATTCACTAATGATCGAGTTCTACCGCTGGCGAGTTGCGTATAAACCTGAGTGGTAGCCACTGATGAATGCCTCATTAAATCTCGAACTGCTAGTAGATCGCCGTTTGATCGTTCTAGCATATTTGTTGCAAAGTAATGCCTGCAAGCGTGAAAGGTTTTCTTTGGAATCCCTAATCGCTTCATTTCAGCAGAACACATCTTAGTTAATGTGTTTGGGGATACTGACCAAATTTTGCCAGTTACCTGATAATTTAAAATTGTTTCAGCCACAATATCTGCAACAGGTATAGATAGATCAGTTCCACCCTTGCCTGCTACCCGCAGAATATAGCCATCATCTACTTTTTCTAAATCTACCCCACGAAGGTTAGCAACCTCCATTGCTCGCAATCCTGCTTTGCAGCCGATTATGAACCAATCTCGCATTGGCAGTTCTGCCTTAGTCATAATTAATTCGGCCTCGCCTGGCGTTAGCGGGTGCGGCAGCCCACGCTTCTTGCGAACGGCTGGCAAATCAAGATCAGCCTGATTGGTAATTAATCCCATTTTGCGCAGGGCTTTAAAGATACTGCGAACTCTTGCAGCGTAGGTGCCTTTTGTAGAGGCTGCCCTAACGCTCATTATTAGTCTTTGTAAATCCTCAGTAGTTGCCGCCTGGGGATGAACATTTAAGCGCAATAACAAATTAAAATCATTGTTAAACATAGCCATTGAATAACCTTGGGTTTCATATCTATCCCGCAATTTTTCTTTGATTATCTCCAATGGTATCTGTTCCATATTTAGAACAATCTCAGAGGATTGTGCTTAATTAGTAAAGTGCAGAAATTTCGTCAGCAGTTAAACCAAGAGCGGCTAATTTAGCCTCAGCGCTTGCCTTTGCCTCTGCCTTAGCAGCAGCCTCAGCCTCTTTAGCCTTTAACTCAGCCTCATACGCTTTAGCGTCTGCCTCTCTTTGAGCAATTTCCTCGGCAGTTAATTCCACCTCAGTTTGCTCTCCTGTTTCACAATTTATTATTAGTTTAGTTGGCATTATTTCTCCTTATGATTTGTTGATTCCATATAAATAAAAGGTTGAATATTGGATAAAGGAACCACTTGAAGGGGCAAATCCAATAGATGTAATAGCGGCGGTGTTTGACCACAATTGAGCAGATAAAGTTAATACCTGTGTTGATTGAGCGTTATTTTCAGCAACATAATCTCCACTAAAAGATTTATATTGTGAACTAGTGTAATTTGGGATATAAATAGCACCATTGGAAAATATGTTGGCAGTTGTTGTAGTGCCACTCACCGCCCCAATATATCTAGCGGTAGTCCCCGAAGCAACAAGGCTGTTGCTCATTTCCATATACCTATTGCTAAAGTTAGATGTTGAACCATTAAAAGAAATGTAACAATCTCTTTGGCCACCTGCATCACCTCTAGCAGAAATTAAAACCAATAAATCTGTATAAGTTTGTGGTATTGAACTAAAGGTAATACTTGCAGTAGTTGTAGTTAGAGTCTTAGCCTCTATTAATTTATATGAATATGCCATTATGCCGCCGCGATTCCGTAGAGAGTTAAAGTCGTACCATTAGTAAAATTACCGCTGGCAATATAAACAGTTATTGAATTAATAGCAGAAGTTGAACGCCATAAGCCAACGGCGGCGTCTAAACCTGTTCCAGCGTTATTCGCTCTACCTATTGCCGTTTTGTAAGTAGTTGTATTTGAATAATTCATAATATTGATTATAGAGTTTTTTGCTGGAAATGTAGTGCTGAGATAACCGCCATCTTCTAATCGTGTATAAGCAACGCTACTTTGTCGGCTTGAAACTGCTGTAAGATTGTCCAAAGTCAATGCTGTGCGAGAATAATTTGTTCCAGTATCGCCATTAAATTGTATTTGCATATTTACAGCAGTTGAAGCACCACCATTAACTATTAAAACTAAGTCAGTATAAGCACCACTAATAGATGAAAAAGTTGTGGTTGAAATACTGCCGCTTGTTGTAGCAGTCGCTATTGGAAAATAGGTCATTCCTGCGGCCATTGTGTTACCCCTTTATTCCGTATAAGGCGAATTGTGAATATTGCTTAAAGCCGTTGGTACTTTCTCTTAATTCAATAGAAGTAATGGCAGAAGTATCACGCCAGTTACCTGAGTTAAACCATACTGAACCTGAACCATTTTGGTCTACTCCTGATAATGAACGAATGGTTTTGTAAATATTTGTATTACCATAATCCAAAATATCTATTACACCACCGCCATAAATAGAAGCGGTAGCACCATTACCTGAAAAACCTGTTGCAACCACATCTGATTGATTTGCGTAACCATCTGCATAAACAGTTGAACCATTACCATTTAATCTATGAATAGAATAATTGCTACCAGTATCGGAATTAAATCTAATTCTAATATTTTCATCAGGAGTAGATACCGACCCTGTGTTTTCGCGTGCTATCCATCTAATTTGTAAATGTTTCCAAGTGGAAGCGATTGAAGTAAATGAAACGCTAGTAGTACCACCTGAACCTACTGTTACTGTTGCAATAGATTCAAAGTCACTATCAAATGCTGGTGCGGCGGCAGCGCGTAATCCACCATAACCCCTAGCGGAGGCATTAGCCAGCGTTGTAATTAAAGGCATTATTTTTCCTTAAGCAAACTTAGTTTGAGTTTCTAAAACTGTAAATGTAGCAGATGCTGTCTTGATTATAGTAAATGAATAGGCGTCAATAGCAGAAGCATTACCAGCGGAGATAGCGGCAGGAACTTTAGGTGTTACTGCGTTGCCGTCAATCTGTATAGTATTTGGATAGTAGGCTGTTGAACCATTAGTGTTTAACCATACAACAGTAAGAGAATCTCCTACCGCCATAAAGGTATTTAATGAAGTACCACTTGAATATCTAAAGTTTAATGTGTGGTTAGCGGTAGCATTTGAGGTATAATACCAAACTGAAGCGGTAGATACATCAAAGTTAATAGTACCTGTTGCAGCAGAGGCAACAACATTTACATCCTCTTGAAAACCTTTTATTATTAAATCAGATTGTGATGTGGCTATTGCTAAAGAAACTGCTCCGCTAGTACCACCACCTGATAATCCTGTGCCTGCGGTAACCGCAGTTATATCACCAGGATTGGAGATACTTTGCCAGGCTGAGCCATCATAGTATTCGGTTGAGTTTGTATCCTGCAAATAGGAAAACATACCTTCGGCTAAAACTCCGCTTAGTGCGGTAGTTCTTGCTGTTGAATTTGCAAAAACCATTATGGTTTGTTGCATCAAATAAGTATTTACCTGCGAAGCGGTGAGAACATCACCAGTTGCAAATAACTTATACCCTGCTCCTGCCATTATTGCTCCTTAGTTAATAACTCAGAATACCAGAATCCAAGCGACCTTGCGAAGTGGT